TTTTTGTAGAATAAATCGTTGTTTGTGTCAGTGGCATTGATCGCATAATCACCTGCTTGTCCAACTGAATTTTTAGGAACACTTGCACTGATTTGATCGCTATCTGTAATTACTGTTACTGCTTGATTTGTGAATGATTGACCACCTGTTGTAGTTGCCGCTGAACCATTCCATTCAAATACTCCGTATTTTGAATTTACTGTGTCAAACCAATATGTACCTGCAACTGGATTTGCCGCTGGTGCTGTTGCACTTGCTTCTAATTGACCTAAGTCAACATTTGCTCTTACAACGAATGCTCTGTTGGCAACACCTAAGAATGAATAAGCCGCTTGTAATCCATACTCGTTTGTTTCACCACCGTGGATTGGATTATTACTTGCATCAGTTTTAAATACTGGATCACCAAATGTTTCTGCTAATTCTCTTTGTGAAGTCATCAAGAAAACTTTACCGGCATTTGCCGCTGTTGTTCCTGTTGCTGTGCCTGTTCCAGAACTAGACGTTTTGTCTTGTGCTGTTGCTATGAATATACATGGAACCGTTCCTGGTTCTGCTGGTGTATAAAAACTTTCGTCAATTACGCTGACTTGTACTCCTGGTGAAACTAATGCCATTTGCTTATCTCCTACTTAAAGTATTTTAAACTTTATATTGTTTGTATTTATGACGTTGTGACGAAATGCACCAAATTAACAGGTATAAAAAAGGGGTAGGAAAGGGCAGGTAAATACGTACATATGAGACCATTATGTACAAAATGTAGTCAAAGACCAGCCGCAGTAAATTATAAAAAGGCAGGCAAGACATATTACAGAAAGAAGTGTGAGTTGTGTTTGCGGTATGGAGGCCCAAGCGGATATATGCCGAAATGGCACGTGGCTGGCTATCGTATTAACAAGCAATGTGATAAATGTGGTCACAAAAGCAACTATAAATCGCACTTCAACGTATTTCATATAGATGGTAATCTTGATAATTGCAAGTTTAGTAATTTAAAGACTGTGTGTGCTAATTGCCAAAGATCTTTGCACCTTGAAGGAATCCGTTGGAAACAAGGTGATCTTGTACCTGATTTTTAAGGCTATTAATTGTTGCGTTATTTTCAAATACAGCATTAAAATTTGTATTTGCCCATGCCCATTCTGATGCGTGTACATCTTTAGGTTTTTGTCCAATGTCCTGATACATTCTAAACCACATAGGCAGTTGTCCACGTTTTACCCACCAAACTTCGCCACCTAGTTCTTGTATCATATTTGCTTCATTTTCAAATCTTACATCAGGTATTACCCAATTAATCTGTGGATTGTCTTTAAGTTTCTTTTTAACTAAACTGACCCAGATGCCATCATAGAATCCATCTCTCATACACTCTGTACCAAACTTTTGCAATACAAGTCTTGGAGTCACTTCATGTTTTAATTCCATGCTCCAGAAAGGATCCATTTGTTCACGCCATTTTCTACTTTGTTCTGTTTTGCCATCTAGTAGGTCTCTATTCCAATCAAACATTGTGGCAACACTGTCTTTAAGTTTGTCTGCAAAAGACAATTTTACAAATGAATGATCATTAACTAAATGATCTGCTATTGTGTCTTTGCCTGCTCCTATCAAGCCACATATTCCTATAATCATATTTCTAACTGTTTTGTTCCTGATCCAATTTTGCCCACAGGAAAACTATTAAAAGCCAAACTGATTCGTGCCACGTCAGCAGGTTGAGGATATACTGTGTGTTCTAACCAGGACGGAAACATCAATACGTCTCCTGGTTTAGGCATAACACCATAGTAGTCTGTGTTGTATTCGTTTTTGTTGTTTTCTTCATACGTAAGTTGAACATTTTGATGTGCAATATTTGTGTACAAATAAGGTTTCTCAAATATTATAGGGGCACAATCTGGTGTTGTTTCTATGTAGTACACACCACTTATTACACTGTTAGGATGTGAATGCTTGTATATTTGTTCGCCTTTGTTGTTCCTATTAATCCAACTTGTTGTGATTCTAAACTCTTCTTTTATGCCTAGCACATCTTTTGTAAAATGTTTTAAACTTTTTTGTATATTTGCTTTCAGCGATTTTAATTGTGGAGTATCCAATAAATGCATACCTCTATTTTCTGGTGGCAAGTGGTCATCTGAATGATCTGTACCAACACTTTGTGGTGGGAAATCTAATTCTCTTATCCATGTTTTCTGCAATACATCCAATTCACCTATTGATGCTTTGTACAAAGGCACGGAGAATAATGGAATCATTTGATGTTGCATATCATACGATAATACAACAAAAATACTAATATGTCAATATGGAATTAACCAATTAAGAATGAATAACCTTGACCACCTGCAGTTTGGGTTTTGACTTCTAATTCAAGTCTATCCATTTCTGCCTGTGCTTCTTGTTTTAAAGTGTCACCATTTAATGAAGTGCCACCTTGTGGTCCTGCTATTGTGTTGAATTTACTTCTGGCTTCACCAAGCATAAACTTACATTTTGCCAAAGTGTAATCTTTAATCCATTTTTTTGCCAAATAATCTTTGAATAATTCTGTATCTGGTCTGTGCATATACACCATCATTAACACTTTTTCGTTTGCTCTTGGTCTTTGTAAAATAGTCAATTTTTTTGTTGTTGTGTTCCATTTGAATTCAATAAATGAACCAAACATACGTCCTACTAGTTCTTGGTATTGTGAAAACATATTATAAGTTGCAACACCACCCATATTAGAACTGGCTAAAAGATATGTGTTTGTGTATGCTAAATTGAATGGTTCAAAGATTGTACCACCATCTCCACCACCTGATCTTGACCCAATTGATCTTCTGAATATTTGACGTACTTCTATTATTTCATTAGCAAGGGTGTAATCGTTGACATCATTTTCAAGGGGCAAAAATATGTAACTTTCTTCTACTGAATTGTCTGCTCTCTGTCTAAATCTGTCTAATGAATCCTGTAATGCTGTTTCGTAGTGTGAAGGATCCAGTTCTACATCTACCATTCCGCCACCTAGCGAATTGAATACGTAGTCAAATACCTCTTGTTTTTCTGTGGTTAAATTGCTCATTTATAATATCCTTACTGATATTTATCAGTAGTGACCATCCGATAAATATAACAGTATGCCTAGATTAAGTCTATATAAACCCGAAAAAGGTCATGATTACACGTTTTTAGATAAAACAGTAGCAGAAATGTTCACTGTTGGCGGTACTGATGTCTTTGTACACAAATACCTAGGACCTAAGAATCCAAGTGAGGATGACGCCACAGCCGCTCAACCTAGATATAATGCAGTAAAAGAAACCAATATTCAGGATATGTTGTTCCTAGAAAATAGGGATAGAAAGTATGACCCTGATGTGTATAAACTTCGTGGAATTTATAATGTTTCAGACATAGACTTTGATATGAGTCAATTTGGACTTTTCTTAGCCAATGACACATTGTTTATGACAATACCAATCACTTCAAGTGTAAAAACTTTAGGCAGAAAAATTATGCCTGGTGATGTATTTGAATTACCACACTTGAAAGACGAGTATGCATTAAATGATTTCCAAGTTGCACTAAAACGTTTTTATGTTGTAGAAGATATTAACAGAGCGGCAGAAGGTTTTTCACCTACTTGGTATCCACATCTTTATAGAGTAAAATTAAAACAAATTTACGACTCACAAGAATTTAAAGACATACTTGACTTACCTACAGAAGAAGGGTCTGCACAAAAATTACGTGATGTACTTTCTACATATGAACAAGAAATGCAAATTAATAATGCAGTGGTACAACAAGCAGAAGCAGATTCAGGCAAGTCAGGATATGATATTGCACATTTTTACACACTGCAAGTTGATGATAAAGGAAAACCTGAACTTGTTACAACTGATACAAGTACATTAGATGCATCCACGCAAAACACATTGGCTGATAGAGTCAATCAGACTCCAAGTAAAACTGGTTACGATGGTTACTTGCTAGGTGACGGACTTGCACCTAATGGTGAAGTATTTGGATTTGGAATAAGTTTCCCAACTGCCTCAGACAAAGGGGATTATTTTTTACGTACTGACTTTTTACCAAATAGATTGTTTAGATATGATGGTGGACGTTGGGTGAAAATGGAAGATAATATACGTCATACATTATCACAAACAGATACAAGAGCGACACAAAAAGGAACATTTATTAACAACACAAAAACTAGAAATGTTGGTGGCGAAACAGTTAAAGAAAGACAAAGTTTATCAAAAGCATTAAGACCTAAGGCGGATGAATAATGAAATTAAAAGAGTTATTTGGCATAGTTGGGATACCAATGGATCATACAGCAGGGCCACAAGGACTCAAAAAGGTAACTAAAAAATA